GATAGAGGAGTAATTTAATGGCTGGTGCAGGTTTTAAGACTTTTACTGCTGGTGATGTGCTTACCGCAGCACAAGTTAATACTTATTTGATGCAACAAGGCATTATGTCTTTTGCTGGTACTGCCGCTCGCGCTTCTGCTATTACTTCCCCTGCTGAGGGTTATATGACCTATTTGCAGGACACCGATCAACTTTCTTATTACACAGGTTCAGCCTGGGTTAATGCACCAGGTAAGAATCCAACACTTTATGCCCCAGAGGAAGTTGTTAATACTTCCGCTTCAACAGCTACAGGTACGGTGACAATCAACTCTGCAACTGATTCTGTTACATATTTTACAGCTAACGCAGCAGCAAACTTTATTCTTAACTTGCGTGCTAATGCTTCTGTGACTATGAATAACCAACTTGCAACAGGTGAAGCGATCACTTCAGTATTTTTGAACACTAATGGAACTACCGCTTATTATCCAACTGCTATTTGGGTTGATGGTGGTACAGCAGGTGTTTCAACTAAGTGGCAGGGTGGTGCTGCACCTACAGCAGGTAATGCTTCTTCTATTGATTCTTATTCGTTTACTGTTATTAAGACTGCTGGTTCTGCGTTTACTGTTTTGGCTTCGCAAACCCAGTTCAAATAAAAGGGAATCATAATGCCGATTCGTGGTTCTTTTGCTGGTGCTTCAGCACGCGCCTATGGTTTAGGTGCAGGCGTAGCACTTCCTGGCGATTTTGAATCAATTGCTACAACAACACTTACGACTGCAACTTCAACAATAACTTTTAGTTCTATTCCAGCAACATATACACATTTACAAATAAGATTATTTTCTCAAGATGCTCGCGCTACTTATGGAATTACAGAAATAAGAATGAGTTTTAATGGTGATTCCAGTAGTATATATAGAACACATAATTTATATGGTGATGGAGCATCTGCAACTTCAAGCGATGGTGGTGCTTTAGGTTACATAATTTTAGGTGATGGTACTTTTGGCTCAAGTACTGGTGGAACTTTTGGTGTTGGCATTGTTGATATTTTAGATTACGCGAATACTAATAAATTCAAAACAGTTCGTAATCTTTCTGGTGTTGATTTAAATGGAACAATTGCTGGTTTTGGTGGTCGTGCTGGTTTAAGTTCAGGTGTTTGGCGCTCTACTTCTGCTATTTCATCTATAACTTTGACTTCTAATTCAGGTGTAAATTTTACACAATATTCTTCTTATGCTTTATATGGGGTGAAAGCGTAAATGCCTAAAACATACGAACCAATACAAACTCAAACAGTTGGAACAGCAGTTGCTTCAGTTACTTTTTCTTCTATTCCACAAACATACACAGACTTAGTTTTAATTGTCAGCGCAGGATTAACTTCTGCTGGAAATGATTTAAGATTACGATTCAATTCTGATTCTGGAGCAAATTATTCCAGAACAATTTTATATGGTAATGGTGCATCTGCTTTGTCTGCAAGAAATACAGGTTCAGATAACATTATTACTGCATCTTTTGGTGGATTAAATAGTGGGAGTTATGCAACAATAAATGTTATGAACTATTCAAATACAACAACATATAAAAGCACTATTCAAAGGGGTGGTTACGCAGGAAGCATTGATTCTGCTACTGCTGGTTTATGGCGTAATACGGCTGCAATTACATCAATTGAATGTGGTATTACTGCTGCAACAACTTGGGTTGTTGGTTCAACCTTTACACTTTATGGAATTAAGGCAGCATAATGGCAAACACTTTTGTTAAAATTCAAACTGTTACTGTTGGCTCAGGTGGAGCAGCAACAATAGATTTTACTTCTATTCCACAAACATACACAGACTTAAAAATTGTTGCATCTGCTAGAACAAACAGCGTAACAATTACTGAGTCTTGTAAAATAACTTTTAATGCTATTACCACAGGATACACAAATAGATATCTTTTTGGTGATGGTTCATCAGCAAGTTCTGGAACTGGTACTGATGCAGCAGTTTTTAGAATCCCTGCTCTGAACGCAACAGCCTCAGTTTTTGGCAATGGAGAAGTTTATATACCAAATTATACTTCTGCAAATTACAAATCTTTAAGTGATGATTCTGTTGCAGAAAACAATGCTGCTGGTGCTGGACTAATTTTATCTGCAAACCTTATGTCAAATACTGCTGCGATAACGTCAATCAAAATCACACCTCTTGTTGGAGGTTCTTTTGTTCAATACACCACAGCAACGCTTTATGGCATAAAATCTAGTTAAAAGAAAAGGAAAACAATAATGGCAAACCCAACCAAACTCGTAGTCGATTGCTCAACAGGCATCACCGAGACAATAGAACTAACAGATGCCGAAGTGGCACAAATGCAGGCAGACGCAGAAACCTACGCTGCACAAAAAGCAGCAGAAGCAACAGCAGCAGCAGCCGTTGAAGCGAAAAAGATTTCAGGCAAAGCCAAACTAAAAGCACTTGGTCTATCTGATGCTGAAATAGAAGCGTTGGTTGGCTAATGAAACTATCAATCGTGAAAGACGTGTTGATGCGATCCGTTGCATTATTTTTAACAATGGCTTTACCTGCTATCGGTGCTGGTGCTTTCGCTGGTGTTGAACCAGTCCAATCAGCTCTTATCGCTGGCGCGCTAGGTGTTAGCAAAGTGCTAACAGACTTGGCTAAAGCGTTTCTTGATGATGGTCAATTAACTTCAGACGAAGTGGATGCCGTATTCAAACGAGCTAATAAAAAAGGTGAGGGTGGCAAGTAATTGTTACCAATTAAAGATGGCAAAATCACAACAGCCTACAAAAAACTTGGAAAAATGTGGTCAAAGGGTTATCACACAGGAGTTGATTTTGCAGTCCCACAAGGAACAGACATTATCGCTGTTGCTGATGGCAAAGTTGCTAACGCTAACTGGGGCAAAGCCTACGGAACACACATTGTTCAAAAGATTGAAGGACAAGATGTTTGGGTTATTTATGCTCATTTGTCAAAGTCTTTGGTCAAAATTGGTGACGAAGTTAAAAAAGGACAACACATAGGAGAGTCAGGTAATACTGGTAATTCTTCTGGCCCACATTTACATTTTGAAGCTAGAAACAATGTTCGTTGGTCACAAGGCCAAGATGTTGATCCGAAAGCGATTCTGGAAGCATAATTGAATAAGCGCACCAAACTGCGCTTAATCCTTTCTTTACTCTTAGTTGGCTTTGTTATGTCCCCAGCTTTTGCTGATGAGACAACAATCATTCTTAATGATTCAACACCTTATGTTGATATTCCTATTGAGGCTACTGAGCCAACAACTTTAACTGTTCAAACAACTACTGGTACACCTCAAACTAATCCTAGTTTTATTGATTCTTGGATTGAACTTTGGCAAAACACAACAAAACTTTTTGCTAATGATGATGGTGCGCACTCTGCAACAAATGTTTTAGCATCAATTATTACTGCACCTATTGATTCAGGAATTTATTTTATTCGTGCTACTTCTTTTGCTTATATGTGTTGTAATCAATCACCTAATGGTACTTATGTTTTAACTTGGTCTGGTGTTACAACCATTCCAACAGCCACGCCAACACCAACAACAACCCCACAGCCGATAGCAGAGCCGACTCCCACAAGTGAGCCAACTCCCAGCGCAACACCCGAACCAACAGAAGTTTCACCTACACCAACCCCCACACAAGAACCAACGTCATTACCAACCCAAGAACCAGTAACAGATAACTCAAATGACGAAGCGATTTTTGCTGAGGTAATTCCAGAGACATTACCAACGCCAGAGCCGACACAGACAGCAATGCTAGAACCAGAGATAGTTGAGCAAATAGTTGAAACAGAAACAATTGAAACTCCAATCATTGAACCTGAGTTAAGTGTAGAGGAACTGCAAGAAGAAATACAAGAACAAATCAACTTAGAATACATAGCTGAAAATACAATAGAATTAGAGTTACCAACTGCGCTTGCAGAAATACCTGGAATTGCTGAAGTTTTTGCGGCAACTGAAGCGATATTAAATGTTGGATCAGATATGACTCAGGAACAACGCGAGGAATCACAGTCTGTTGTTGTTGGCGCAATTGTTGTCACCCAGATTGCTTCTATGGCTTCTGCTGCATCCGTTCAGGCTTCTAGTAAAAGAAATGCTACGAAAAGGATTAAAAACAAATGATGAATTGGGTTAGAAAATATGTTGTTGCTATGTCAGGTGATATTTGGACTTATGTGGGTTTGCTTATTGCTTTTTTCACTTTGGATGGGTCAGCGAAGCAAGTAACTGGTTTTCTGATTCTCGGTGGTCTTGTAATATGGCTAGTAACTTTGCCTATTAGGGATACTGATGACTAACGCAATAATTATGGGTGGTCAACTGGCTGGTGCTCTTTCAGCTATTGGCGCTGTTGTTTTTGTTATTGTTAAGTATGCTGTTGTTAGACCTATTCAAACGTATATTGACCTGCGCACTCACCAGATTCAGCCTGGAACAAATGGCGGTAAAAGCCTCTCAGATGTTGCTCTTGGTATTCAAAGAGTAGAACGCAAAGTTGAGTCCCTCAATAAACGTGTGGACACACTAGAAAATAGCTTAAAAGTCCCCCAAATCTAGGAATTGTCAGACTACCCTTGTAAGGTCTGTTATACAGGCTCAAGGAGAGGACACCAAATTGCCTAACATTACCGATCCCGTTATTTGGGACAAATTATCTATACAAGCTAAAACAAAATGGTTGGCGTGGCAAGCCGATTTAGCGGATGCAAGATGCCATACCTGCTATAACTGGACTTGCAGTTGTGGAGAGGATTACTAATGGGTGGATTCGATTTAAGTTCATATGCCACAGTTCAGGACAGAATTGCTGAGTTCTGGCAACTTTACCCAAATGGTCGTTTAGAAACAGAACTTGTGTTTCACTCTGATACTTCCTACATTGTGAAAGCCTCAGCGTACAAACAAGCAACTGACCAGTTCCCTAGTGCAACAGATTATGCGCAAGAAACTGTTGGTGCATCAATGACCACAAAAAACTTCCCATTGGAAACTTGTAGCACTTCTGCGATTGGTAGATGTATTGCAACCCTTGGTCTTTCTACACGCAAAGGTGAACCAAGACCATCACGAGAAGAAATGGAGCGTGTTGTTGCAAAAGAATCTAGACCAGTAAATGTCACAGATGGCCCTATGGGTCGTGCTAAAGCAACAGAGAAACAAATAGGTTTTGCAATCTCAATGCTGAAAGAAATCGCACAACGATTGGAGTTCAGCAACGAGGATGTAATGAAATGGGCGTGTGAGGAATACAAGTGCCAAACACTTGAAGATTTCTCTATGAAACAAATTTCACATTTCATTGCAGATTTGCAAAAAACAAAACAACAAGGTGAAGCATCTGTGTTCTACAACTTGGTGAGAGCCAAAAAAGGCGCAGATTATGATCCTTGGGAAACGCCTAAGAACTAACAAAGGAATATATTGCTAGAAACTATCCTTGCAATGCTTGCGCCAGTTTATGTGGAGCAAGACTCAAGAATGGAAATAACAGCAGTAAGAAGTTATGTTCAAGGACAATACTCGAAACGACAATGGGCTTGTATAGACGAGTTGTGGCAGAGGGAAAGTTCTTGGGCTTCAAGTCGGATGCCTTGGTTAGCTGAAAATGCAAGTAGTGGGGCTTATGGAATTGTTCAAGCCTTACCTGCTCGCAAGATGCGAAGTCACGGTGATGATTACAGAACTAATCCAATTACCCAGGTTAAATGGGGAATGGATTACATAACTACACGCTACGGCTCACCGTGTGATGCTTTAGCTTTTCACGACAGAAAAGGTTGGTACTAAAAGATGAATCCTGCGCTCATCTTCCAAGCAATACTTTTATTTATTCTTGGACTCGCTGGTTTTGTCACATTAGTTTCTAATTTTAAGCGCTACTGTGATACAACTGAGAAAGAGGACAAATGAAAGAAGTTAGACCGTATGGCACAGTTGAGAAACGTGCAAACAATAAGTATCGGGTAAGAATTGGTAAGAAACACGGTCATACAACTCTTGGCACTTTTGATTCCAAGATTGAAGCTGAAGAAGCGTTAGCAAGGTTTATTAAAGAGCAAGATATTCAAGATGAGAAGTATAAGAATGTTCCTACTAATACTGATACGAAGCCTTGGGCTGAAATTGGTTTAGATGGTGGTGAACTTGCGACAGGTGTTTTGACTGAGCCTTTAGGTGATGATTGGTCTGCGATTCTTAAATCGTTTGGTCTTGATCCAACAGTTTTTGAAGTTGTTGGCGACAAAGTACGAATGTCGAAGTGGCAGTCATCTAAAAGACTTGAGAATGGTGACAGAGATTTAATTTGGCTTTACTCCTACCGTGCAACTTTTGGTCGCAGAAAAGTAGCCAAGATTGATGACATTGATATTGACACAATAAGAAAGAACATAAGAACTTTTAAGCCAAACAACATTAAACCTAATAATGAAACACCAACAACTTTTGTTGTTCTGTGGGCTGACTGGCAATTAGCAAAATCTGCTTCAGGTGGAGTAAAAGGCACAATAGATAGAGTTCTAGCTTCATTCAACAAAACTGTGCAACGTGTTGAAGAACTTAAAAAGGCTGGCAGAAATATTGAACAGATTGCCTTTATCAATATGGGTGACCCAATAGAGGGTTGTGATGGGCATTATTCAAGCCAATTGTTCTCAGTTGAACAAACTCAACGCCAACAACTTTTAACAGCCTTAGATTTGTGGACAACAGGTGTAACAACCCTTGCGGGTTTGGCTGAGCGCACAAAGTTTATTTCAACTTTAAGTAATCACGGTGAATGGATGAGACGTGGTAATGGTAATCGTTCTGTCACAACTGATTCTGATTCTGCTGATGGTTTCTTAGCTGACACATTGAAAAGAATCTTGGATGGTTATGACATTGTTGATGACTGGCATATACCTCACGATCAAATGAGTATGCAAATAAATCTTTCAGGTATTGAATGTGCTTTTACTCACGGTCATAAAATATCTGGCAAAGAGCTGGAATGGTTACGAGCACAATCTTTAAGACTACTTAGAGATAATGGTTCAGAACCAAGAATCTGGTTCACAGCACATAAGCACCACATAAAAATTGACGACTTTGGTGCGTTCACACGTTTCCAATGCCCATCTTTAGACACAGACGGATCAACTAATGGTGGGTCAAAATGGTTTACAGATATGTCTGGAATATGGTCATCTCCTGGAACAATGACTATGTTGGTCGGTCAGCACGACAAAAAAGGTTGGAGTGACTTAGCCGTCTTATGACAAAAGATGCTTTAGCAAAAGCAATTGCGCACGCCATTTCTTCAGTTGAAAAAAGAATTCTAGGAATAGGTGCAGAACAATATGATTCTGGCGATAAGCAAAAGATTGAAGATAAAAAACCAGCTGATATTTTGGATGATGCGCTAGAAGAATTAGATGACTGTTTAGCCTATGTTGCCTATACTCGTATTCGCATCCAAAGATTAAGAGCGAATCTCAAAGATGTCATCTGAGTCATTCCCTAGTGGCTCAGATGTCCACCGAGACCACCCTGGCGGGGGTCTCTTGTGTCGGGTTGGCACTTGTGTCCCCTTTCCGCTGACCCGACACAACCTAAGTAACAAAGCCGTATAACATTGAACCTAACTGCGAAAGGAAATAATGTCTGACAAATTAGGTAAAGATAATTTGATTGCGCTGCGATTAAATAACACACAAATGCGAGCACTTAAAGCATTTGCTAAACAACATAACGCTTCGATTTCTGAAGTGATCCGTATATCCGTTGAGATGATGATTCCAGAGGCTAAAAGATGAATAGAGCTAAAGTTGCTTCCAATTTAGTAAAGATGACTTGGATGAGAAACCATAAAGCATTTGAAACAACCGATTTAGATATTAACCGAATTGATTGGAAAACAATTGATAGTTTTGAGTGGACTCGTACTGAACTTGTTTTAGTTGAGATTTTACGTTTCATTAACTGTGGTGAGTCATTGGTTCGTGTATCTGAACTTAATCTTTTGTCACAAGATGAACAAAGAATTGTGGCTTTGTCGTTAAATATGCTTTACAACGATTTAGGTCTTGAAGAAAATCTTGTCTGATTTAACGGCAATAAGTTTATTTGCTGGTGTTGGTGGTTTTGACCTTGCTTTCCAAAGAGCAGGAGTCAAAGTAACTGCAGCAGTAGAGATAGATAAAAAATGTAGAGAAGTTTTAGCTTTACATTTCCCTGAAACAAAACTATTTGATGATGTGAAAGAGGTAACAGGTGAACAACTCAGAGCAACAGGATTTATTCCAGAACGAGGAATCATTGCAGGTGGATTTCCCTGCCAAGACCTCAGCGTTGCAGGTCGCAGAGCAGGTCTTAGAGGAGAACGGTCAGGACTCTTTTGGGAGATCGCGCGAATCCTTGAAGAAACAAAAACAAAACATTTCATCATTGAAAACGTCCCAGGTTTATTATCAAGTTCCAAAGGTAGAGATATGGGAATTGTTGTCGGAACGTTGGCTGAACTCGGGTATGGCGTGGCGTGGAGAGTGCTTGATGCGCAATACTTTGGAATACCACAAAGACGCAGGCGAGTCTTTATTGTCGGATGTCTTGGAGACGAAACCAGTGCAGGAAAAATACTTTTTGAGCCCAACAGCTTGCGAAGGAATATTACGCAGGGCAACTCGCAAGGGGAACACACTGCCAAAAGAATTAGAACAAGTTTTAAGGAAACAATCTAATAATGATGTGGTTCATTAAAACTACTAGAAGCGGTGCAAGGGATTCTGAGGGAAATCTTCCACCAGAAATATGGTCTGAAAGAGAAGTGCATCCAACATTGAATACGTTTGATAGCGGTGACGCAAGATCTGTTGCAATAGTGTTTCATCCACACAGACAAGATGGTGCAAGAATACAAGGATCAACTACTAACACTTTGACAGCTTATATGGGTACTGGTGGAAATAATATGCCAATGGTATCTACAACTAAGGTTCGTAGACTTTTGCCAATTGAATGTGAAAGATTGCAAGGTTTTCCTGATGATTGGACTGCTAGCCAAGCTGATACTCATAGGTACAAACAAATTGGAAACGCTGTAGCTGTACCAGTTGTTGAATGGATTGTAAATCGTATGGTAGAACTTGTAGTCGAGTGACAGAGGCTCGTTAAAGGCTCTGGGCGTGCTTATCACACGCTAAATCTGCGTTTGAGGCAGATGTGTTGTCTTGCAAGAAAATAATCAAGCGAGCACAAAATCGAAAATGTGCGAGTAAACATAAGAGATGTTAAAACTGGTTGCCTAACATTGATCTACCAATCTTGGTTTACAAATGGCGCAATCGTGGTCGAAAGGCCACCCATCCGAAAGCCTCAGTTCCATACTGGGCGTTATTCGGGGTTGGTAGGGTTATTCCTGCCATCCTCTGCCTAGTTTTCCACCTGAACGTTAAACCTTTCGAACAGATGTTCGTTTATAACAATTTGGTAACAATCTGCAAAAAGTGTGTCTTTGGCTTGAGTTTGTCTGACCTAACCTTTAGTATTGTTATACAAGGTCAAGGAAAGGGCCAAAGATGATTAGATCAGGAATGATTCAAGGGTTTTGTGATTATTGCAAAACTGAGGGCGATTACAACGAAATGAAAAAGTATCGCTGGTTTGAAGATACTTTGTATGGTTTCTGTTCAAGAAATTGTGCAGTCAAGTTTGCTAACAAAGAAACTGAATATAGAAAAATGATTAACAAATGGGCTTCAGCTCAATAAAACAAATCTTCTGCTGGTTGGATACCTGCGTAACTGGCCAGCAGAACCTAAAAGGAAAGAGGGACAAATGAGTAAGACGAAAGAAGCATTACCTGATGCAATTTATGAGAACTTTGATTTATTTGCATCAATTATTGATCAATCGGTTAATCCTGATTGTGAACTTGTTTGCCTGGAATGTGGTTTTGGTTATGAACACGACAATTCTTGGCAAGGACAGATCATTGCTGGAACAGTTGTAATCAAGCATTACTTTGCTAAGCATCCTGCTAACCAGAGGGATTTCTAATGTTTGATGTTGTGTGTTCTGGTTGTGCTTGGGTGATAAATGTCAGTCGTATAACAGATAATAGTGTTTGTGGTTGGTGCTACGAACAATTAACAGAAAGGGACAAAGTAAATGCCTAACGTTAAAAGAGATGGTGAGCATATTGTTATTA